ACCAAGAGCATCACAAAAACAACGCTAACTTAGAGGACTAAAAACATGGCAACATACAGAAAATTCCCATACGGTAGTTTCCTTCCTTACTACGCGAATGGATTAGCAATTAGCAACAATGCTACCACCCCAAATACAATGCTAGATGTTGGTGTTGGCACAATCATGGATTCAACTGGCACATTCCAAATTGGACTTGATGTTCCTGTTGTAATTAATGCAGCCAATATTGGTTTAAATGGTATTGATACAGGCGCTTTGGAAGCTAGCAAAGTTTATGCTGTTTATATCGTATGTGATCCAGTTTCATTGCAACCATCTGGCGCAATGATTTCATTATCATTAACACAGCCTTATCTTCCTGAAGGATATGGATTCTTCGCATTAGTTGGATATGTTACAACTGATTCAAGCTCACATTTCCTAAAAGGTTATTGGACAGCTGGAAATTCAACAACACGTACATTCACATATGACGCACCAATCATTGCATTGACTGCGGGAGCCGCTACTTCATATACAGGTGTTGCTTTAACCGCTTTTGTTCCTGCTGTTAATAATACTCCGGTTTCAGCTTACATGTTGTTTGCTGCTGCTGCCGCTGGAAATATTGCTAATCTGCAATCCTATGACGGAGTAGGCGACCAAGTTTCGTTGATTGCTCCTGTTGCAACAGGGACTGCGAATACGACTGAAATTGTTACTGTTCTTGCTCAGTTGAATGTTGCTGCTCCATCAATCAAATACAAAGTAGCAGCTGGCGCATTATCTCTGTATGTTTGTGGATATACATTCGGACTATAAGTCAACCGCGCACATTCCAAAGTGTGCGCGCCCTATTCCTGGAGGTGATACATGGCCGTTACAGCATTAGACTTAATTACTCGTGCTTATTACCTCTCACAAATCGTATCACGTGAATTACAGACTGTTTCTGGCAGCCAGATTGCGGATGGCCTTTATCTGTTGAATGCGTTGCTAGATTTTAAGAGCACGGATACTAGGCTGATTCCTTATTACAACCGCACAACCTTTAATGCTGTTGCTGGCCAAGAGGTTTATTTCAGACCTGGTCTATTAATGGTCGACACGCTCACTTTTAATATAGGGGATGTGCGATATAGTATGAGCGAGTTTACGCGATCACAATATTTTGCCATTAGCCGTGTTGACAACATTCAGTCTCTTCCTTTTTGCTATCGCGTGGAACGGGTTAAAGGGGGCGCTAATATATATTTATATTTTGTTCCTGCATCAAATTATGTAATGAACCTATCCGCAAAGTACGCATTAACAGAAGTGGATTTATTTACCGATATTAGCGAAGTTTACGATAAATACTACATAGAATACCTCAGGCACGAGCTGTCCAACATGATTTGTAGCGATTACGGCGACACATTGCCAGATGCCACTATGGCCACCCTTGAACAATATCGTAAGAAATTGCTTGCGGTTAGCCCTCCAGACCTGTCAATCCAGGGCGAGAACTACTTCGACAAGGGATTCGGGATGGATTGGCAAGTAGCCAACCTCACGACTGGATATTGGCCTTTCTAATGGCGATGGATATTTGCCATTAATTATTGTATAATACTCCTTTAAAATTGAAGGGGTATGTCATGAGCGACGTAGTAAAGAAGTGTAAAGTTCACGGTGATTTGACCATTGAACAAGTGTATAAGAACAATGATAAGAACTTAAAAAAAGGGTTCTGTTACAAATGCAAAGAATGTGTTTATGAAAGAACAAGGAATAGACCTTGTCCAAAACATGGCGAGTTAACAGAAAACGAAAGAGTTCCCTCCGGCGCGTGCCGTTATTGTTCTTTTGAGAATTTGAAAAATGCTAATGTAAAGAGGAACAGCAATCGTGAATGGTTCAATGAAAAGCAAAGATTAAAGAGAGAAGCTGATCCTGAAAAAGCAAAAAAAGAATACAAAGAAAGATATAAAAAGAATATTGAGATTTACGGGAAAGATTTTCTTAACGAACAGAAAAAAGCACAAAGATTTGGGTTAAAGCCATGCGATATTCAAAAAATGGCGGAAGAACAACAAAACAAATGCGCGATTTGCTTCAGGCCAGAAACTAGAATATTTACACAGAGAACACCCGGAAGAGAAATGAAAATAGCCAAACTATGTATTGATCACTGTCATGAAACAGGAAAAGTTAGAGGCCTTTTATGTCACGATTGCAATACAAGTTTAGGAAAATTCAAAGATGATATACAAATCCTACAATCAGCAATAGAATACTTAAAAAAGCACAAGGATAATCCAGATGGCGCGTCCAGCTCCTAGAGCGAATCAAGAGATAATCGAAGTCCCAGTAGTCATGGCTGGAGGGAACAAATTCGGTCGCTACAGCAAAATCAATGACTCAGAGACCTGGAACATGATAGTGTCGGAGGGCGCTCTTGTTGATTATTCCGGCTACAAGAATCTATTGAACTTGTTGCCGGAATCTCCAGGTCGCGGCACATATTCGAGTGCCCGTGGAAATTTTATGACTGTTGTTATTGGTGCAAATGTTTATCGTATTAACTATATCGATCAAGATAATCTTGAGGCAGTTCCAGTAGGGATATTGACTACTAATGCTGGGGACGTATTCATATCAGAGAACAATAACGCACAGATATGTATAACCGATCAAAGCCATCTTTATGTTTACAAATATGCTGCGCCTAACTCAGGATCCTTTCGGCGTTCTGGTTTGGATTTCACCCCTTTTCCTATTCTTACGCCAGGCTATATATCATTCCAAAATGGTAGAATGATCATTGCGGATTTAGAAACTAATCTATGGTATTTATCGGGAATAAATGATGCTGAAATGTGGAACACTTCTAGCGCAGTGAAGAATCATGCTTATGTTGGCTCATTACAAACTAAACCTGATACTATGCAAGCAGTTGTACCATTACCGGGGGGCGGTAATAATATAATGGTGTTTGGAAAAACAGTCATTGAACAATGGCAAGATGTGGGGGCAGCATTGTTTCCATATCAGCGTTCAAGTTCATTGAATATTGATTACGGCTGTTTAAACGCCTCCAGTATTGCTGCTTTAGATAATTATATCGTATGGCTATCAGCAAACGAGCAAGGTGGACCAACTGTTATGGTCACAAATGGGGGCCGAGAAGAGCCTATATCTACGGATGGCATTGATTTCAAGTTGGCTAATATCACCGATCCTACTAATTGCACAGGATTCTTATTCCGCCAGGACGGTCATTTGATTTATCAATTTACTTTTCCAACTGATAACATTAGTTATATTTACGATTTCACCACGAAATTATTTTTCACGGTTTCTGATGAGAATGAAAACTATCATATCGCTAGAAACGTCGTGTTCTTTCACAATGATTATTATTTCGTATCCCTAAAAGGCGGCAATATATACCGTATGGGAACTCAATATACGACTTACGATTATGGCTCTGATAATGTCCAACAAATTCCTAGAATTCGCATCACAGAGCCATTCCGATTGCCAACTCAGCGTATGTTTATCATCAAAAGCTTTGGCTTCACAATAGAAAATGGCCAACAAAACTATTATCAAACCTATACCACTGAAAGACACGAATCAGATTCGGCTGTAAAAGCTATTTCCACGGAATCTAATATTATTATTTGCACTGAAAACGGAGAAGCCATTGCAACAGAAGGAAGTGGATTTGATGAAACATTTACTTATGTATTGTCTCCATCAAACGTAGATTTATCTGTTTCTCGTGATGGAGCAGCATCTTTTGGCAATAGTTGGCGACTTAATATGAATCAAACTGGATTAAGGAAAAGTAGACTTATATGGCAGAGGCTTGGGCAAGCAAATGATATAACGCTTCAGATTCGATTTAATGGCCCTATTAGATTCATTGCCTTTGATGGCCTGATGGAGGTGTATCAATAATGGAAGATATACGCATTCCAAACCTTCCCACAGGACCGATTGTCGACGCAAACGGAGTTGCTACCGACGGAGAGTCAACGTTTCGAAGAATATTGATTACGTCTTTGCAAAAGAACTTTGGAAGTGAAGGGTTAGTGGCACCTACGCAGCCTAATGATGCAATGACGACACCTCCCACTGATTACATTGACCAAATACAAAATAATACAGTATTTAATCCAGCGACAGGTAATGATGAATATACATGTCAATTTGGTACTATACTTTACAATTCGACAGCTAATTCTATAATGATAGCTATTGACGACGGGACAGGCGCTCCAGTGTTTCGGACTGTTACATTAGTTTGATATAATCACCTTTCTTAAAGGATGGTGATTATGAAAATACAGAAGACGTGCAAAATACATGGTGAATTAGGGTTCCATGAAATTCTTGCTTCGGCTAGAACTGATACAGGAAGAGCTTTAGTTAGATTGAAATGCAAAATTTGTATGCGAGAAAAAAAGGATGCATTACTTTCTAAAAATAAAAAATGTAAATATGAAGATTGTAGTAATTATGTCATAGACTTAAATACTTCGGTATGTAATGCATGCAGATATTCAAGAAGAAAAAATAAACCGATTATAAATGCTAATAAATTTTGTGTAGTTCATGGTGAATTGAAAAGTGAAGATACATTTATTTATGATGGCATATACAAATGTAAAATATGTAAAAATATAAATAGAAGTAAAGTTAGATCGCGAGATAGTGAAGATACGCGGAAAAGAAATTTAAAAGTAAAATTTAATATTACAATTGAACAATATGAAAAAATGGCATTAGAGCAAAACAATTTATGTAAAATTTGTAATAAACCAGAAAGTGCTTTAGATTGTAAAAACAAAGGGGAAGAGGCGAAGATTCGAAGATTGGCAGTTGATCATTGTGCGACAACCAATAAAATTCGAGGCCTTTTATGTATAAAATGTAATAGTATGATTGGCTCTTCAAAAGATAATCCAGATATATTGCGAGCTGGGGCCAAGTACTTGGAATCATAAGGAGAGCATAATGTCTTGGTTTAGTCACGGTATAAATAGTCTATTTGGGGGGGGCGGCAAAAATCCAGCTAAAGTGGCAATGCCATATATTGATCAAATACCAGGCCAAACTCAACCATATTATAAACCCTATCAAGAGTCGGGGAATGATGCACTGAAGGATTTGACAGATAGATACTCATCCATGCTTAACAACCCTAATGAGTTATATGATCAAATAAGCAAGGGATACAAAGAATCCCCAGGATACAAGTTAAAGCTGCAAAAAGGAATGGACGCAGCCAACAACGCCATGGCGATGGGTGGCCAATTAGGAACACCTCAGCATCAGCAACTTGATTCAGAAGTTCAGGAAGGAATTGCCAGCAAAGACTTTCAAGACTACATGGACAGAGTAATGGGAGTTTACAACAAAGGAATGGAGGGAGAAGAAGGTATTAACAAAATGGGCTATGATGCCAATAAAGGATATGCTGAATTGATAGCGCAAGTTCTTGGAACGAAAGGCCAATACGCATTTGGAGGTCAAGCTGGCCAGAATCAGATGAAGAGTCAATCCCGGACAAATCAGATTCAGCTTCTTACACAATTACTCCCATTTTTATTTGGATAAGGAGTCATCATGGCAGTAAATATTCCTGGAATGCCTTTTAAATTGACTGCTCAAGATATGGGTGGTTTTGATTTAGGCAAAGCTATAAGTGGTGGATTGCAGAATTATCAACAAGGTATCAAATCAAAATACGCGCCTCAAATGATGGAAGCGCAAGTCAATAAGCTTAAGGCTGATGCACAGAAGAACATGATGTTGAGTCAGTTGTTTGGTTCTATTATGGGCGCCGAAGGTGGTCCTTCTTTAGGGGGTGGCCAGGAAGGTGTTGGCTCTGGGGGTAATCTTAAAGCTGCTGTATTGAAGGCGTTTACTGGAATTGATCCTTATTTAATGTCTCCTCAGCAGGAACAAGACTTGAAGATAGCAGGAGCAACTCGTCAACTAGCCAACAAGAAAAATATTGAGACCGGTGGGGCAAATGTTGTCAGAGAAAATCTTCAAGATAAAGTTTCGCTTCCAAAAGAATATGTTGATATTGGCGGACATTACAATATGCTTAAGGATATTGCGCTCTCTAAAATGGGCGACAAAGAAGCCAAAGAAAGATTAATCCAAGCAGCAACTGCGAATAAATTAGTTCCTGAATATGCTGCTGCACAATTGGCCGCTATTGGTCAGCAGCGCCCAGGCGTAGCGACTACACAGCATCAAATATCTGCTATCACTCAAGGATGGCCCAAGTTTTCTCAAAAGATAATTGGCAATCTTCCGGGAGACATTCAGAAAGAAGCTGAAAGTAGGCACAATAAAGCAGTGAAAGATATAAGCCAAACTCGCTCTCAGTTCTATTCAGGAGGGGGTAAATCATCCCCTAAATTATCTTCTGGAAAGAAATTCAAGTGGTCAGATATAACTCATACTGCAAAGCAGAGAAATATTAGTGAAAACGAAGTTATCGACAAGCTAGCTAAACAAATGGGATTAGGTTTAGATGATTTTATGGATTTAGTTGAGTCACCGGAGGGTTAAAAATGCCTATCGATTTGTTAGCGCAATATGATGAGCCAAAAGATTTGCTTGCTGAATATGAAGAACCCAAGAGCCCTTCATCCAAAGGATTTTTAGGTAATTATGCGGATTACGCAAAAGGTGCCGGGTTAGGGATAGGCCAAGGGTTAGGCGATGCATTGGCCTCGATGGCAAATTTCCCTGGCGATATTTATTCGCATTTTTCCGGGAAAGAATCACCTTATCATGTTCCGCATCCTGCATTGCAGCAATATTATCCTGAAGGCACTTGGGGGAATATTGGCTCTACACTTGGCAATTTTGAAGGTCAAGTTATAGCGCCAGGCGGCGTTGCATTCAAGGCGTTGAAAGCGGTTAATAATCCTCTAGCTAAGGCTTTAATGGGCGCTTCCGCAGGAGGTTTAGTAGGTTCTGCTACGAATGAAGGTGATAGACTTGGCTCAGGTATTGCTGGTGCTGCGTTAGGAACTGGAGGCGCATTGGCCAATAGCATTCTAAAGGGATTTGCTAATATTGCGCCGCTTACTAAAAAGATCGCTTCGTCTCCTTATGCCAAGAAAGCAGCTTATTTAGAAAAGCACGGAATTGGTAATGATTTGAAGGTTACTCCTGAATACCTAGATGATGCAGAGAGAATATTGCGCAACCATCCTTCTGATATTCCTGCGGAAGCCGTAGATGATATTATCCCATTGGCTAGGGCAGGTGAGCATGATGCCATTCATGCTGTGCAATCCAGCATTAAATCTCTTGGCAGGGATTTATCAAAACAAGGTGGAGTAGCTGGCCGACTTGGAGAGAAATATCATTCATTAGCCGAAAAGATTATGGGCGATGTTAATAATCAACTCAAAGAATCAGGTCACAAAGAAGCGGTAAGGCTTGAAGAAATCGGTAAGAAGAGAACCGCCAGGTACTATAAACAGCAGCCAATGAGGAAAATGGCCGCAAAAGGAGCTGCTCATGCGGCAGGATTAGGGGGAGGATATGAATTCTTGAAGTATCTTCTCAAATAGACTCCGATATCTGCCAAAATATGCTAGCAATGAATATTAAAAACATGCCTAATACCATGATTGTCTCCTATGATTGTTTGCCAAAAATAAAGCCTTTCATTAAATTGAATTCTTCTCTCATTGTTTGTTGGCGAATATCAATTCGTTCCACCCTGACAAGAAGTTCATTCAATATTTTTTTATGAAGATCGAACTCAGCTTTAAATTTTGCAAAAACATACAAGAAACCTATGATTGTTATCACAACACCAAGATAAGATTGAAAGTCATTAATTGTCATATCGCCACCTCTGGAATATGATCAAATAATAACTCAGTGTTATTTATTTGTCAAATATTAATCTTCAATTGGAATTGGATCAGGAATACAGAAGTGGGTTACATTACTACAATTGTAATAACATGAATCCTCGGTATACCACCAAGAATCTCCATCCCATTTTGCTACATCAAATCCATAATCGTAGTTGCTTGGAGTATTTACTAAACATGAAATATTTAATGGAGGAGTATTGTCTCTCATTGATAGCCACTTCATTCTTCACTACCTCGATGCTTAATAAGCGCCTCAGCTAATCCAATTATATTTCTATATGCCAATATTTGTCCTTTGGATTGACCAATAATTAAGTCGTCTTTTTCACTTAATGTCCTCAATAGAGCATCAACAGAATCCTTTTCTTGGTCTTTGCAATAGTCAATTACATCTTTAATATTGGTCATTCTTTTTTCCTGCGCAATCCGTACATGTCCCAAAACATGTCCTTCGATAATAAGGCTTATATTCTTTAACTGAATACCACTTCATTCTTCACTATCTGCTTTAACCAAACTTCTATTAATGCATTCTTTTAACCTATCTTTCTCACCATCAAAAAATTTTGTGCCATAAGTAGGGATGAAATCTGATGGTGGATTTACGTGCAACACAGTCCAATCACGATTGCCTTTTTCAATACGTATAGTATTGCGTCATGTCCAACATATTTGTCATCGCAAATAATTTCATTCTTCACCACGCAATAGAGTTTCAATAAAGGAGTTGTTACAATCAGGGACTGCGACACAGCCTTGCCGGGCTTTATGTGTCGCTTAACTTAGACAGGATAATTCTACATGCATAGCCAAATGGTTTCAACCAATAAAAAAGCACACATTGAAAAATTTAAAGGCAAGTTTTGGTATCATTGGCGTAATTAGATTAAAAATATAAAGCCGGGTCAAAGGGTTGGCGCCCTACCGGCTTAAAAATAATTTTTACAAGGAAAGTTTAACAAATGAGCATTCAATTAACAAGACAAGTTCTTAAAGTTCAAGGTCTATCTCAATCGGCAAAACACATATTAACGGTTTTATGTTTTGCATCTAATGAAAAATACGAAGCTTATTCCTCTATTAAGAAATTAACGCAAGACTGTTCGTGCAGTATAAAAACTGTTGAGCGATCTTTGAAAGAACTTAGAGATAAAAATTATTTAATTTATACAGGAAAACTTGCCCCTAATTCAAAATCCATACCTATCTATCGGATAAATTTAACGGACCCCCAAAATGGGGGTGGTTCAAATTTACGCACGGACAATTTGTCTTTTACGCACCCCCAAAATGGGTATACGGATAGACAATATATAATAGACAATAAGATATATATAAAGGACGAAAATTTTTTATCAGAAAATGCGCGTCCTTCCAACGAAGATGGACTGTTGTTTTATTACTATAAAAATCATCCTGAATTGGAAATTCCAAAAGAACTCGAAGAAACTATGGAATATGTTAAAAGATGGCTGATAAAGACTGGATGGTTGTCGCAGGATGGAATGACAGAACTAGTTCCTAATGGCCAATGAATAAATGATCATTAGATGAGCAAAACAAATAGTAGAATTCCCCATCAAAAAGGCGTAATATTTATAAAATTGTTACGCAATGGATGAACCGTAGATGCCTATTCAGAATCCCTATATAGTCGAATCACCCTCGATTCAAAATTTGTTCAGGGACAAAGATACTGCATTGCCATTAGCTAATGGCGTGGTAACGTGGTATCACGATAACAATAGAACGGTTCTTAAAGATATTTACCAGCAAGTTCGTCAACCTGATGGCACTTATACGTATGTAACGCTTCCTAACCCACTTACATTAGGTTCTACGGGAACTTATGTAGATAATAGTGGGAATGACATAAACGTTTATCTATGGCCTTATATAGGGCTTCCAACGGATGCTACGCCAGGACCTGAAGATAAGTATTATGTTACAGTTTATTCGGCTGCTCCTCCTATAGGTAATTCTTCTTTACAAGAAGTGCGCGAGAACTGGCCTCCTAATTCAGCGGGAAGTAATCTATCTGATTCTATAGAAGGTACAGAGAATCAATTAGCTAATCCTCAGTTTGTTGAAGTGTTGTTTGAGCCCGATGTAGGTGCGGCTGATTATACGATTTCTTTGAGCGGCCCCATATCTGTCTTAGTAGCTCCGGATTGGTATATTGACGCAAATACAAATTCTAGTGGTACGGTTAGATTGGAGTGGATAAACGATATTTCGGGAACAGCCGTAAGTGACCCTCCTTATGCATTATCGATTCAAGGTGCTGGTTTAAGTTCCTTGCGATTACGCCAGAGATTGGTTCGTAGTCCTCGATTATTTTATAACAAGTTTGTATGTGCAAGTTTGCAGGCTTCTTCTCAAGATTTTTCTCCAATGACACTTAACATGTCTTGGATTAATTCCGATCCTTCCACGCCAATTGAATTTTTCAGTGGCAGTGTCCCGGCAAGTGGAGAGTTTGCCACATTGATAGGAACTAAACAGATTACTGTATTGAATGTCGATAACGCAGACGATGGTTACGTAGATGTTACTATTGATGCTGGCGATCCTAATCGACATTTCCAAATAACCAGTCTTCAAGTGGTTGAAGTTCAGAGTTTGCAGTCTTCTACGCAGTTCATGCAGGAATCTACTGCTAGACAGATTGATCATTTATTCCATTACTACAAACCCGAATTGGAATATAAACCTATTCCAAGTTATCTTGTCGGGTGGGATTTTCCGTTGAATCCAGCACAACCACTCACCTCAACAGTTAGTGCATTTGCTACGGGCGCCAACAAATCAAACTATGTTTGGGACCAGACGATTGTTTTTCAATCCACTAACAGCGGCTTGACTTATTCCAGAAGTACAACAACGAATGGACTCAGTATTACAGGCGCTATTGCTAGTCAATTTGCAGTTGTTCAATATCTAGAGGGCGCCCAAGCACGTGAATTACTCAGTCAGCATAACGCTATTGGTATCAAAGGGGCTATTTCCACTGGAACGATTCAAGGTTACGTCAATCTTTATTGGACAACCGATACTAATCTTCCCGATATGAAAACACCTAACTTTAATTCATTGGTTTCTGGGTTAAGCGGTGGTGTTCCTGCGGTAGCTAATGGCAACTGGCAAAAAGTTACTAGAGATACATTAGGTGATGCAAATTTCTTATTAACAACAGCAGATACTGAATTTAAATTTAGTGGATGGGATGCAACAGCAACTACAGGCGCAACTACAGCTACTTATATTGCCATTGTTGTTTCGTTTGCATCATTGCCCGTATCTTCGGTAGTGACATTGGATTATGTATCTTTAGTAGGTGGGGACATTGCTACTCGTCCTGCCCCTCAATCTCCCGATCAAGTTCTGAAACAATGTCAATATTATTATGAAAAAAGTTGGGCACCATCAACAGCTGTAGCCTCTGTAACCACAACGAACGCCATGACTTTTTCACAGGATACGCTACTCACAGGAAGAACTCCTGTAAATTTATATCAAACTGGCTTTGGATTTAATTTTAAAAATACAAAAAGAGCAGCCCCTGTCATGGTCTTATACTCCACCATTAGCGCAACCGCAAATGTAGTAACCGCATACATTACATATCATGGCACAGTTGGTCCCATTGATACAACTGGCTCTGGAAATGTTAACCATGCAACATACTGGACAACTTCTGCATTAAGTAGTGAAGCTGTTTCATTTTCTCCTGTTACAGCCCAAATAAACAACACTCCATTTAGTCTTAACAATGGAGGAAGCACTTTTACGGCTGCAGCAGCATGGCTATCATTTCAATACACGTTAGATTCTAGATTAGGAATTGTTCTATAGGGGATGTTATGGCACAAGTTATTATAAGTAAATTACCTCCTCTTCCTGATGGTACTGGAACAGGCATTCCTAAAGGAACTGATTTAACGCCTGCAACTGATACTACAGATTTGACCGAAGCTGCTACTGGAACTACTAAGAAATACACACGGTCTAGAGAATTCAATTATTATTTAACTGCTCAAGGATATACATGTGTTGAAGAGGCCTGTCGAGTAGCTACACCTACCGCATTGATAGCAACTTATCTGAATGGGTCTGCTGGAGTTGGAGCTACTTTGACTAATGCAGGTGCCTTAACAGCATTAGTAGTTGATGGAGTTGTTCTGTCGATTGGCGATAGAGTTTTAGTAAAGAATCAGGCTTCAAGTTTCGAAAACGGTATTTATGCAGTTACAGCGATTGGTTCTGATTTGGCTAATTGGATATTAACGCGAGCGACTGATTATGATCAAGCTCCTGATATTATTGAAGACCAAGTTATTTTAGTTAATCAAGGTGCAACATATACGGGAAAAGCTTTTCAAGAGACCTCCCCTAGCCCATCTATAATAGGGACAAGCCCTATAACTTTTGCGTTGATGGGAACAACATCCAATACTAATTTTACATGGATTACAGTTTCTGATACTTCGGAACAAATGACTGCTAATAATGGCTATATTCCGAATAATGCTGGATTGGTAACATTAGTATTGCCGACTACATCCGAAGTGGGCGCGGAGATTAAGATTGCTGGCCAAGGTGCTGGTGGCTGGGTAATTATTCAAGGAGCTGCGCAGCAAATTCACATTGGAAGCACTGCTTCAACTTTGGGTGCGTCAGGAAGTGTTGCATCTAGTGGTCAATATGATTCGTTATATTTGGTTTGTATTGTTGCTTCTACTATTTGGACAACGGTTGGCGGTCCTCAGTCTATTGGTTTAACGATTTTATAAGGAACATATGATGTCTACTAAATTTCAAATGACGCGTGATATCAACGGATATAATGGTTTTGGGATTATGCCATCTGACGATATTCAGACAGGCATACTGGCGACAAGTACTGCGCAAAGCATTGTAGTTCCAGATAATTTTGAAAACTGGATTGCTATTTTCAGTTATACCCCAGGAGCTTCTGTTTGGGTTAGTTTTAAAACAACAGCGGTCGTGCCAAGTGGCGCATTTTCTGCTTCTGCCTCTACTTTAAATCCTGCTGCTCGTCAAGTTAAGGCTGGACAAACCATTAGCTTAATAACTGATGATTCAACGAATCCAGAGGTTTCGGTGGAATTTCAGGCAATATTGCCTTACACGAGAACAAACTAATTATGGGAATACTTCAGAATCCATTAGGTATTAATCTTACAAATCACGATCCGATTAAAGATTCGCCTTTTAATGATGTATTCGGAGAAGGTGAAGCTCATCCCCCTCCTGGAACTAGTCGCATGATTACGGAGACAGGAATATTTATGATTACTGAAGTTACATTAGACCACATGATAACGGAGTAGCTATATGGCAGATATAAAGTGGAGTGCATTTCCTTCAGTTGGAAATTTAGCTACTGGAGACATACTAGTAGGTCTTAGAGCGGGCGCAAATGCTCAATTTAGCGCTTTAACTATTCCTTGGACAGTCCCTAATGGTGGAACAGGAAATACTACTTTTACAGCTTATTCTCTAATATGCGCAGGGACGACTGCTACAGGAACTTTTCAGAATGTATCCGGAGTTGGGACGGCAAATCAGGTATTGACTTCAAATGGAGCTGGACAACTTCCTAGTTGGCAAAACGTGCCTGGAATAACAGGACAAGCTTTAACTAGAACCGACGACACCAATGTCACATTAACACTGGGAGGAACTCCTGCCACTGCATTACTTGAAAGTACAAGTTTGACGCTTGGATGGACAGGAACATTGTCACTAGCTAGGGGTGGTACAGGTGCAAGTTTAACGGCATCTGATGGTGGAATTTTTTATAGCACTGCCTCTTCTGGGGCCATCTTATCAGGGACTTCCACAGCACAGCAATTATTGATGTCTGGTGCATCTGCGGCTCCTTCTTGGTCTACTTCTACTTATCCAACGACGAATGCCATTAACACACTCCTGTACGCTTCTAGCGCTAATGTTATGGCAGCCCTAGCAACTGCTGTTAATGGCGTATTGATTACTAGCAATACGGGAACTCCTTCTTGGCTAGCCAATAGCGGCACGGCAGGATTTGTATTGACGGCGAATAGTGGAGCGCCTCCATCTTGGCAGCCAAATTCCTCAGGCGGTCTTGAATGGATAGAAGCCCCTTCAGCAAGTTTTACGGCTACTGTAAACACTGGTTACTATACCAAGGGAGGGACACCTATTGAAATGCTATTGCCGGAAATAGCCGCTGCTGGAACTGTAATAGGAATTGTGGGAGGAGGAATTGGTTGGAGCATTAAGCCTAATGCGGCACAACTAATTTATGTATTAGATGCAGTGTCTGCCACATACCCAACAGGAGCCGTTAATTCTACTTCTTCTTTTGATGCCGTTGAATTGTTATGTGTGACAGCCAATACGGATTGGGTTGCTCGCTCTATTGTTTCTTCTGGATTAGACGTTCAATAATGGTGAAAACAGTAATTATAATTAATAGATTGTAAGGGGAATTAAATGGCTATACAAAGTGCTGTATCAAATCAAGTTTTAACAACATCATCTACCCCTGCTTTTGTGAACGTACTTGAAGGATTCACTTCTACGGCTACGGCTGGAGGAACTACTGTATTAACGGCAACTAGCACTCATACGCAGGAGTTTACTGGTAGTACTACTCAGACAGTTACTATGCCCGTGACATCCACATTGCAAGCAGGTCAGCAGTTTTACATTGTAAATAATTCTAGTGGCACAGTAACTGTTCAATCTTCTGGTGCCAATACTATCCAAGCAATGGGCGCGGATACATCTTTATTGTTAACTTGTGTTTTAACAAGTGGGACTACTGCATCCAGTTGGAATAGTACTTATTTTTCTGATACAGGATATGTGCAATCTGTTTTGGGAACTTCTAATCGGATAACTTCAAGTGGCGGAAGTAACCCTGTTATTGATATCGCGAGTACATATGTTGGCCAAACATCCATTACCACGTTAGGTACCATAACTTCCGGAACATGGAATGCTACACCGATTGATTTAGCCACTTATGTTAGTGGAAATCTTTCAGTTAGTCATTTGAATTCTGGTACCAGTGCGTCTTCATCTACATTTTGGCGTGGTGATGGGACATGGGCCGCTCCATCTGGATCTGGAACTGTTAATTCTGGACTAATTAATCAATTGGCCTGGTATGCCGGCAATGGAACTGCGGTATCTGGTTTGACTACTGCTAATAATGGAATTCTTGTAACAAGCGCAGCAGGAGTTCCTAGTATAGGCAATACAGTAGGTGCTGGGTTGACCATGCCAAGTATAACTTTCAATAGCACAACGGAAATTGTTGGCACCACTACGAATAATAATGCTGCTACTGGGAGTGTTGGTGAATTTGTTTCTAGCACTATTTTGGCTGGATCGGCTGTTGGTGTGAGTAATGCCACAGCAGCTAATGTCACTTCTATTAGTCTATCCGCTGGTGATTGGGATTTATATGGCAATGTAGGCGCTGGAGGCACGACAGTTTCACAGTCACTCGCATGGATTAGTTTAGTGAGCTCTACTGTCCCCGATTTGTCTTTAGTTGGGGGAGCCCCATATAACTTTGTATATGCCCCATATACCCGAATCTCTTTAAGTGGAACTACAACTGTGTATTTGAGTACGAGGGTGACCGGAACAGGATCTCTGACAGCTTATGGAAATATCTACGCCAGAAGAGCTCGTTAATTTCAATAAGACATAAATGTATTTTATAGATAATGCATATAAAATTTAAATAACATAACAAGGAAATATTATGCCAATATTAAACATACAAACGAGCCAAGTAGGTCAAGTTGGCGTAATGCCAAATATAGCTTACATTGCAACTAACGACACATTAGCTCAAGTTACCGCTACTGGATACCTGAACCAAGCAGTGCAAAATGGAGCTTCATTCTATGATAGCACCATGTGTCTTGTTACAACAAAAGCTTCTCCTTCTGCAACTTCTGTGGAAGTAGCATGGCTTGAAATATCGCATGTAGGAACGAACTGGTCTTTAGTTCCATCGGGCGCTCCTGGTTCAGTTGATTTGCCAACCATCGCTAATCATATCGCTACTTATACAAATACAACTGGTAATTTAAGTGAAGATGCACCTACTGCAATTAACAACGGGAATATTCAAGCCGGCATTTCAGGAAGCGCAGGATATTTTGCAAGTTTCCCAAGCGCTGCTAGTAAGGGCTCATTAAGATTGGCCGCTGTTGCTAATACAAATGACACAGTCACCACTTTAAGCAACGCCGCAATGGGTCAAGCATCTGTGGTTTCTATACCTGATCCAGCTAATGCGGTAGGTCGTTTATTGATTGGCGCGAGCGCTACTCCATTTGTTAGCGGAAACTTCCCAATGAATTCAGGCACAGGTGGCTTGATGGTTGATTCTGGAGTGGCCGTATCTTCATTAGCAACTACTGCAAACGTGGTTCTATTAACACCTGTGGGCAGTCAAACTATTACTGTTGGGAATCTAATTATAAGTGCGGGCTCTCTTCAAAGTGGCGTTTCGACTGGTGGATTTGTTGGGAATATTGTTGCTTACCCAACTACTGCTACTTCTGGAAATATACAATTGCTTGCTGCAGTTAACGGCTCTGGAAACTTTGGAACAGCTATATCCAATGCAACTACTCAAGCGCAAGCTCAAGTAATTACTGTTCCAAGTGCCGGTGCGGCCACAGGTCAATTTTTGATTGGTGCTGGTGCTACGCCATTTGTTTCTGGTAACTTCCCCGTTGCTAGCGGAACTGGTGGGTTGATGATTGATTCTGGTATGGCAGCTACCGCTATTCAGAATAAGAATAATATTCTAGCCGTTCGGAGCGCAGATGTGGGTGGAGCGGGTGCTACCGTAGTCGTTACGCAAGTTGGCGTAGTTGCTACGAGCGTTGTTGTGGTTAATATTGTTAGCTCGACTAACCCTGTTGAAGTGCAAACAGTTTCTCCTGGAACAGGGGATTTTACAGTGGTGTTTACTGGCGATCCAGGAGCAAGTTGCATACTTAATTATGTTGCTTTCCCTAACCAACAATAAGTCTATATAATATAATACGCATCATACGTAAGAATGGTGCGTATTATAATTAACCATGGAGAAGTAAATGTTAGATAAAATCACTGCACGAATTCAAGAATTAGAAAGAGCATTGGAGCAAAGTGCTGCTCAGCACAATGCATTGCTTGGATCCATGCAAGAAGCCAAAAATATGTTGCAACTTGCTATGACTGCCGAAAAAGAAGTAGAAGACGTTGCAGAATTAGTAGAAGCATTGTAATATCAGTTAGCGGGTCAGTTTTGTGCTTCCGTACTCACATCCACTCCTTTTTCTGGCCCGCTAAAACCAAATGGATATCAAATGACGCATTTACGTAAGTCGTTAATCATTTTATCTTTAGCCATTACATTGATTGCCTGCAGTCTCTTTGTATCTAAGTCATCAAAACAAGAAAGCAATAAGGCCACCGCTGTATATTCGATAAATAATGATGCACAACAAAGATTTGAATATGCATTAAATGTCGTCTTAGCCCATGAAGGAGGATATACAGATGATAAAGACGATCCAGGAGGCGCCACTCGATGGGGAATAAGTCTTAAATTCTTAAAGCAATTAAATTATGACGTAGACGGTGACGGGGATGTTGATAAAGATGACATATTTAAACTCACTCGCACGGATGCAGATAAAATATACCTGAAACACTTCTGGGATAAATATAATTTTGATGACATAGAAGATTTGGAAATAGCAACCAAATTATTCGATACATGTGTGAATATTGGCCCAACCCCAACTAACCGATTAGTTCGCCAAACATTCAATGCTATTTTAGTTGAAAAAGTTCCAGTTAATGGACCTATTGATGAAGACATTCTGGAAATGCTCAGCATGGTTTACACTGATGTGTTTTTAGAGGAATTTAGGAAGCAACAAGCAGATTATTATCTTGCATTAATTAAGAAAAATCCAAAATTAGCTAAATATGAGAATGGATGGCTTAATCGAGCCGCTTCTTGAAGCTTGGGCCTGAGGATGTTCAGTCCATCATTCTTTATGATTGGATTATATACAATAAATTAGACAGTATCACTTTCCATGTGGCCAATGAGAGGAAGGCGCTTCCTCAGTCTGCAAAAATCCTTGAGCGAAAAGGAGTAAAGGCTGGCGTTTCAGATTACTTTGTAATGAGGCCAATGAACCCTTATGCTGGCCTCATTATCGAATTAAAAATAAAGCCTAACAAACCCACCAAAGAACAATTAAAGTTTCTAGAAACCATGAATAAAGAAGGGTATTTGGCAGTAGTTCGTTGGTCAGCACAAGAAGCTATAGAAACTATTAAAGATTATCTCATGATTTCATCAACATAGAGATGTGTATGAACAACGGTGTTGGTTTTATTATCCATTATATCTGAAACATGTGGATGTTGATGGATAACGATGATATTTTCTTCTTCCATCATGCATCCTGATAATAGTAAAAGGCTAGCTAGTAATAAGTTCTTCATTATAAATCCTCTTATGTATTTTATATTGATTGGTATCAAATGAGCATTCCAGTTTGCTCGGAGTTTGGATAAAATTCAACATTCTTCTTAATGCTGCTACAGAATGTAGTTGAGGATAATATTGACTTGGTTTATCGAAAGCGGTTCTTACATACTGACCATAGAATATGTTTTTTGTTCGCGAATCTCGAATCACGAATGATTCATAAATTTGAATGCCTTCAATAGTTAAGTACATGGCGTGGAATATTGGGTATCCATTGTCTCCAATCCAATACCTGGCACTATTAACAGTAAATGATTCTTTTTGTTTGGTTGCTGCTTTTGGGGTTAATTTGGCATTGGGGTCAATAAGTTCTGCGTTACAGGAGCGACACAATCTGCTTGTTTTGTCATTTCTTTCGCCGCAGGATTCGCAATCTTTCCATTCAAAAAAATGGTCACAGCGATTATTATCATGAAGCCCAATGCAGCGCCTAGAATGGACGGTATTTTTTGTGCCGCACTTGAGACACGGAATGCAGTAATCTTTTTCATTTTCTTCCTGTGGTTGAAGGGCTGCATTGATAATAGGCTCATCGATATCGCCGTGCCGATCTAGGTTTGCTGCGTAATCCAGGATTAGGGCGCTAGTTTTGTTAGGATGTAGTCTCAAAACCCTACCAATTCCTTGAGTATACAATACGAGGCTTTCCGTCGGTCTGAGCCATGCGCACACGTCGTAGGATGGAATATCAACGCCCACATTAAGAACATTGACGTTAATAAGATAGCGGAGAGTGCCGTTACGCGCTCTTTCAATGATTGATTTCCTTTCTTCATGTGGTGTCTCTCCTGTGACAATAGCCCATTCGCCATCTGGCAATGATTTTGCGCATTCTTCGCAATGTTTTCTGGTTGCTGCAAATATGAATGCTCCCGTTCTATTTTTCATGACTAATTGCAATTCTTGCATTATCTTTGCAGTTAATCTGGAGTTTTTATCGATGACTTTTTGTAATTCTGCTGTATTAAACTTTCCCATATTGTTAATACGAATATTTGAGAAATCATAGGATTCCGTTTTTGTTATGCCGAATTTAGGAGGTGTTAAATAGCCTTCTTTGATTAGCCATGAAGTTGATATGTTGCAGATTTCTTCTTTGAAAAATTGGTCGTCGCCTATTATTGTATGGCCTTTTCCTCGGTATGGTGTTCCTGTTAATCCTACAACTCTATAGCTATAGCCTTTTGTTTGTGCCATTCTTCCGTAATGATTAATTATTCGGTGAAACATTGTATCCGTATCATTCGGATCTACATTATGCGCTTCATCAATTACTATGAGCCTAAATGGCTCGTTCTCGATAGCATCATGGTTCTTTATACTCTGGGCTATAGAATGGGGGCTGGCGAATATGACACATGGCTTGGTGTCTTTAGCATTCAATCCAGCGCAATAGATACCTGGGTTTCCGCCTTGATTTTTGTACGCGTCATGGTTTTGTTGTATTAGGGTGCTATTGAGGGTTAGGCATAAGCATTTGTAGTTTGATTTTTCCATTGATAACAACAATTCAGCGATTATGAGAGATTTTCCGGCTCCTACCGACGCTGTTACTAGCAATGGATGCGTTGTTTCTTTTAGTCGTTTTTTTAGCTTGGTTAATGCGTCAATCTGATAAGGACGGAGGATTTTCATATGTTTTTATAAATCTTTAAGCCATTTATCCAATAGATCAAAATCATGATTTATTTGTTCGATCATCTTTATTCTTTTTTTTGACATTCTGTCCGCAATAAGATTAATTTTTTCATTATAAATTTTCTCTGGGAGCTTATCTTCATTTATATTATCAAGCATATTAGGAGACGGAGAAATATTTTCTAGAGATTTCATGCAATGATAGAAATTCTCAATTAGCATAATTCCTTTTTCGCATTTAAATTGTGATTGATACAATTCCGCCATTTCCACATCTTTAAAACATCCTTCGAATTTTGTGATTAATTGCCAATAAATATTGCGACATACTTTTTGATAAGAATTCCTTAAAGATGTTGTAGAGCATCCCTGTTCGTGTGAAATCTCCAATAAAGATTTTTTCTTTTTTGCAACCAAGAGCGCTCTTTCTGAATGTTGAATTCTTAACTTACTACTCCAGGTGAAATCAAATTTATAGACATTTTCAATTACTTGCATTTGCATATTCCTCTTTCGCTTTTAAATAGGCTGCGTGGGCTTCTTCGGGGGTGTCAAATCCACCTAATGTTGATTCCTCAGTCTTCCATCTCAATCTGGCGTAATATTTATTTCTAGATTTCATAACACCAGGAAATCCATGTTTATTCGTTACATTTATTTTTATTCTTGGGTTTAATTCCTTAATGATTTCTTTAATTTCAACTTCTTCAGAAAATCCGTTATCAATCAATTCTAAACATTTATCATATATTTTTTGAGCTTCCTCTTGTGTTTTATAACCACCCATAGAAACAGCTTTTCTATTTAAAAAGAATCTCACTTTCCATCTTCCTTGATGAAAATAACAAGAATTTTTCGATCTCAAAGAATTATTGAATTCAGACTTACTAATAGAAATCATATTTTCTATTTTTGTATTGGTTATATTTTCATCTTTAAATTTTATAACTTTGGGCTTTAATTTATGATGATAAAGATATATTAAATGTGATAAAGCAAAATAATAATTTTTACCATTTACCTTAAGGTTTGTATGTATTACGGGACGTCTATTGTCATAGTAGTTTGCGAAACATCCCAGAATAGATCCTGCTTTTTTTGCATTCGATAAATCTTTTAGCGCTATCAATTCCCCATCTTCATACCGATAATGTTCATGCAAATAATCATAGATTTGTTGTACTTCTTCTTCAGTCATGTAAAATCCTAAAATCTGACCATTATATTTGTCTACAAGTTTGTATCTATCTTTCCAATCGATAGATACAAACTCTTACTTTTCATACCCCGAATTAATCTCAACCCTCAAAGCAGTCAATTGAAACTGCAATGTTCTAATCCTTTCTTCAAACACCATCTTCACATGGGAATAAAATACAATTCCCATAATGCTAGCAGCTACAGCACCACCGACAAATCCAGCTATTAATACATCAATTTCACTCATCTCGCTCTCATCAAATCCACTATATCTGCCAACAATTGCTCGGTTATCGCTTCAATCTGTTCTGGCATCAGCCCGGAAGACACCAGGTTGCTTTTTATTGTTTGTTTTAGCTTTTCAATGTCCATATTGGTTCCTATATTTGGTGATTATCCGGAGCCTGATCCGGAGCCGTCGCCGTCGCCGCAACCGTAGCCGTCGCCGGAGCCGCAACCGTAGCCGTCGCCGCAACCGTAGCCGTCGCCGCAACCGTAGCCGTAGCCGGAGCCAGAGCCGTAGCCGTAGCCGTAGCCGTAGCCGGAGCCAGAGCCGTAGCCGTAGCCGTAGCCGTAGCCGGAGCCAGAGCCGGAGCCGGAGCCGGAGCCGGAGCCGGAGCCGTTTTTTGTTATTGACCCCATATTGCGACGCTCTCAATTGATTTTTTTGCTTTTTCAGAAACATTTAATATTTCGATAGCATTTAATAATTCAACACGACTAACAGCACATGGAAATTTACAGTTTTCTGGTTTCGATGTTCCCTCCATGGCAAGCTGAGATAAAGATGCCGCACCATCCCAATACCACAATCTTCTAGCATTTTTCATTACGATTGATTCAGCACTCCTGGAATCAATATACCCAGCAAAAACGCCAGCAGAATAAGTCCGAACAATCACATAATCAGAAATTTTTGATTCATCAATATCTGATTTCTTAATATAAGTTTCGCCATTTATTTCTATTTCATTCATTTTTATTTTCCTATATTAGGGACCTATTTCACCACTTTTGCATTTATTTAAATGCCCATCTTTCTCTCTAAATTAAGTTGACAATAGGCGTGAATTGCACACGCTATCATGATTATGAGGTGTCATGATTGGTTTTTGATGCCACTAGAAAGCATCCTCACATCGTTTCCCCAGAATGCCACTGTCCATTCAGCTATTGTCATATTATTTAAAATGGAATATCCCCAATTAAATCCTCGCTTGCAACCCTAGAATTCCTAGACAACGCACTATCAGGAAAACCAGTTGTAACTGGTGTATGGCCAGTTTTAACTTCAAGTTTATCCATTGCGTGGACCTCTCTAATCCACGTCTTCTCTTTGCCTTCTATAATGCTATTTCCGGCCTTTACAGAGCATTTTAGTCCAAGAAAAGGAACTAGGTCGTTTTCGGATGGCGCGTTTGAATGAGTGGGCTTTAATTCAGCTAGATTGTAGAGTCTCATGAACATATTCTTCGATCGATTTGCCTTCTTTTCGTCTTGAGAAAACGGATTGATGGATTGTTTAACCATTGTATTAGCAAAATCCCCATCGATTAGTTTCCATGTAACCTGATATAGCTTTTCGCCACCAAAGTCAGTTGGAAGAAAGTTTGTTATTACAGCATTCGCCTGCGTCCCGTCTGGAACATGTCCAAAGTTAGATGCAAATGATGCGCTGTCCGAACCAGTCGGTTTAGATCCATCAGATAAATCCCAGAATCCACTCATTGTTCTATCTCCTCGTTGAAGTATTCATGCATTAAATGTTTTTCCAAATTAATCTTAATTTTATATAACGTATATTTTGAGTCGTTACGCCAAATCTATTTGCTATATTTTTTATGCTATACCCCATATCTAGCTGTTTTCTTATTTCGATAACATCTTTAGCCTTTAATTTGGATAAATTATTTTCTTCGCCGTATCGGGCTGGGATTAAGTAATTTCTTTTTTTCCTTTTGCAATCATTCATATTTTCTTTATGTGTTCCAAGCCTAAGATGATCTGGCGCTACACAAGATGGATTATCACACAAATGCATCACTTCTAAGCCCTTTGGAATTTCTCCTACATGTCTTTCATAGGAAAATCTATGGGCTCTTTTTTGTCCTGATCTATCATAGAATATGCCATATCCATAATGCCCTTTACCGCCTATATATTTCATGCACCCATTTTCATCTGGTAATAAAACATTCGAATAGAATATATTCATAATCGTATTTATGATTCCCGGATGATATCTAACATAGTTTGGCGAACTTTTAATTCTTTTAGTCTCCACAATCCACCTCATTCTCGTATTGATTTATTCTATTTACAATAGCCATCAAATCATTATCTATTAACATCTCTTCATGCATACCCATCGAAGAACGAGCCATATGAACGCCATCATTATTAGTTAAAAACTTGTGTTTGCCTTCAATTATTAAAGCGTGATAAACGCAAGTAAATTTGCCCTCAATAACAACATATTGATCAATCATTTTTCCTATTGTTCTTGGTTTGTATTTGCCGTTCTGATCAATTTCGGTATGCATTATAACAAAGCAAAATAAGTCATCCCGAAGAGAGGTTATTGAATCAAAAACTTTAAAAGCTGCGACCCCTATATCAGTAAATTTTTTATAACCGACTTCAGACGCTCTTCTCATGAATGAATTAGTCAATGTATAGCCAAAATCATCGATTACTAAATATTTTATATCTAATCTTGTTTCATTTATTAATTTTATAACGCGAAGAATAGAAGAAGGGTCATCATTAATATAATAATTCCCCTCCAGGCCATCAGGACTTAATTTTTTATATTTATTTTTGAATCCTCGGAAAGGCAGAGATTTTCCAATAACATTCACGATCATAGTTTCTTCTGGAGGAAGGGTTTTTACGGAGGTACTTTTCCCACATCCACTTTCCCCAATGATAAGTATCGAGCTGGACATTTTATACCCCCGAAGTTATCGTAATGTTTAATTTTGCAGGTTTCTTAGAAATTATCTCATTAATTATTTCTAGTTCTTTTTCAGACGCATGAACATATGAATCCCTAAGTGTTTTTTTATTTATTTCATATTTTGTAACCCTGGTTATTGGATCTATTGAGCTATTAAGATGACGCCCCAACATCTCATATTTTTCCTTATCCAGCGTGTAATTAAATCCAGTGCGAACCGTAATTTTCCAGCGTCCTTCAATATAAGTTTTTTGTCCATCCTCTCCATGCTCAAGAGTCGCAGACAATCTTTGCTCAAGCTCCTCTTTCATACGGGTCAATTCCGCAAGCTGATAGTTAATCTGATTTAACGTTTTAGCTGTATCTTGAATATAATCTTCACGTAACATCTTATTCTCCGTTTAGCATCACAATTGATGAAACTTAATTATAGATGAAATAATTTGCGCGCGCAACATGTTTCATATAAAATATATCTGGAGGTAATTATTATGAAAATAGAAGAATTAAAGGCTCATTTTACAAATGCATATCGTTTTGAGATGAAGACTGGAATGGCTGCTAATAGCTTTCGCAATTGGGTTAAATGGGGATTTATTCCTATGACATCGCAATGTCGTATAGAGCGTTTTACAAAGGGCAAATTGAAGGCTGACTTTGATCATGCGAGGAAGCATGTCGATTGAAGATGAGCTCGAGGAGTTTCGAGTATGGCGAAAGGAAAGATTAAAGCGTAGTCCGCTTGAAGAAGCTTTTGATTCTTTGGAGCGCATTATCGACAATCCTTTTTATCGGGGATATGACAGTGCTTTTCGGTTGATGATGAAGTGTTTGGTGTTGCTTAGAGAGGAGATGGAGAAAAAATGATGGATAGGATACTAGTAAAAATAGGAAATTTTTTATTAATCAGTTCTATAATTATGGGTGGTTTTTTTGCATTAACATGGCCATTTTTTGTTACGTGGGTAATACTACATTTTATTATTAAGTGGTGGTAGATAATGAATAACAAAGAGTTGAACGACTTAATGGTTTGCTCTTTTCGTTATGCGATGGGTAGAAGAACGTATATTGCAAGTACCATATCGGATATTCTGATTAAGCATAAAGAAGAATTATCAACGCAAAGCAAAGAAAGTATTTTGCGGGATATTCAACGTGCTCTAAATGCGAATAATTACGGAATGGATATGGATAAAGAAGTCTGGGTTAAATTACAAGAGGAGTTGCTAAATGACAAAGTTTGAAACAATAATTAGATTGGTTGAGTTAAAGTCGGCATTAAATCCTATCTTATTACAAGAAGTGTTGGCTGTTAAGAAAGGCATTGCGGAACTGATTAATGATTTATCGAAAGAGTTTATAGAACCTGAATCTCATGAAGAATGCTGTGAGCATGAATGCCCGGCATACGAGGGCGAAACACATCTTTATGCCAGAAATGTTTGTGTAGGCTGCGGACATAGTCATGAGTGAAGCCATCGATAAAACAGCTAAAAAGCTTATGGAAATCATGGAAGGATGCAGGGCATTAGCCGATACATTAGCATCTGAAGACCGATCAAAGCAGATGAATGCAATTGCTCTTGTGGAACTTATGCATCACTTTACGTTCGAAATTGCTCCAGTGAAAGCTGAGTCAATGGTTAATAAAAAGGAGTATCCTTACTAGCAATATGTATTATTTTTATATAATATGACGGCAGGTTGATACATCACTATCTTCCTGCCGCCGTGCATTAGCACTTCGGCAATATAACCTACATAAGAGGTCATAATGTCCAGAAGAATACCACATAAAACTTATAATTGTGCTCCTTTATTCACGAAAATAGATATCAAAAAAGCAACAGCTAAAAGGATTCATCATCTTCAGTCTAGTTTTGAAAGATTCACAGAGAGCATGCTATCTAAATCCCCCGACAATCCCGAGAGACAGCAAGCAATTTATCGAATGCAAGAAGCGTGTGTATGGTTTTGTCGCTCTATAGCAGCTAAAGATTTTAAGCTAGACATGATCGATGAAGAAAAAATAGAAATAAGAGAACCAACGCCTCAGGAAATCCAAGAAAAGGAAGAAGACAGATTGGCAAGCTTGCTAGCAAACTCAATGGACTCCAAAGAAAATACTACAAAAATTTTTGTAAAAAAAAGTAAATTTACATTGAACAAGAAGAATAAATGATTTACATAGAAAATAAATAACGCCTCAAAAGAGGCGTATTTAAATCGGTTGAGCATCCATAACAAACCGCCTTTGATCGGGTTCGGATATGTTATACAGATGCTCATTTAATGTCAAGGAAAAAGGACAAAAAAATGAGTGTAGAAGCAACAATTTGGGCATGGTCATTAACAAAACAACAAGTATCTTCTCTAGAAAAATTGATCTTACTTTCATTAGCTGATAGAGCTAATGAAAAAATGGAATGCTTCCCTTCCGCCGCAAGACTCGAAAAAGACTGCAATACCAACATAAAAACAATTTACAAATCCCTTGAAAACCTATGCAAAAAAAACATCATCCAAAAAACGGGACAAATGAAAGGAAGAACCAAAAGCGTTCCTGTTTACAGATTATTAAATATACGGGTCAGAGAAGATTTAAGCACACCCAAAAATGGGTTATCTAAAAATAAAGCACACCCAAAAATGGGTACGCTAAGCTTACCCAAAAACGGGTTACAGAACCTATCATTAGAACCTAACAAAACTACTACTACAGAACATGATTCTGAATGCCCTGAAAAAGACATGCCAAAATCCGTAGTAGTAGTAAATAATTATTCATCTTCCCCTTCAGATACTCAGGATGAGGCGGATAAATTTTTAGTGGCTTCTTCTCAAGCTGTTACTAAGAAATTATCTGAGGCTTTTAGGCTCAATCCTGTTGAAACAAAAAATATAAAATCCGAATATGATTTTCTTCGTGCTTGCCAATACTCAATTGACCACAGAAATGACGGCAATATCCGTGAACTAAGAACGGCTGAAGAAAGAGTTAGAGGAATTATTAAGCTTGTTAATTCCGGGATGTTTGATGAACCAAAGGGTTGGTCAAAAGAAAGTATATGCCATAAAAAAGAAATTGAGGAACGCGCACGGAAGCAAGCAGAAATTTCTCTGAAGAAATGGCAGGAAGAAGAAGCGCAACGAATTAAGATTTTAAAAAATAATCCGATTAAGCAAAACCCTCTGAGTAATCTTCTGCAGGGAATTATGGGGAAATCCATAAAGCCATCATGAAATCGAACTCCTTCCAAGAATTCGCAAAACATAAAGGCATCCACTTGCTAAAAGATGATATTGAATTCATCAAGCAATGTTTGAATAAAATCCCGTATAACGCACGCAGAAGCATTTTGGAGCGATATTCGTTTGAGTGGTTGAAAGGTATAGGGTCAAGTGATATCGTCTATCAGCGTCAAAATTTAGGGCGTCGTAGGGCTAATAACTTCTTAAGGGAGAAAGTGAAATGCTAGGAGTGGTAAAGTTTTTTGATAATAGACGCGGGTTTGGGTTTATAACTGCGGATGGACAAGATTACTTTGTACACTATTCAGAAATAAAAGGACCTGGATTCAAAACATTAGGAGAAGCGGTAAAAGTTGATTTTAAGGCCATAAGTGGCCCTAAAGGATTTCAAGCCACCGAGGTATCAGTTGTTAGAGATAATTGAAATTTGGTATGTTTAAATCGTTTTTAGAGGGATAAGAGTTGAAGACTCACGGGGAAGATGTAGCCAATCATCAAAAGAGCATCCAAATGACCAGGAAACCTGGATGACGCTCCCTCTAATTTAGCTTATCTTCCATGATGAAGATGTAGTAACGGAAACGTTAAGGCGTTTCTAGGTAGATTTCATCCAGTAGCTCAATTGATAGAGCGCCCCATGTTAGGCGGTAGGTTGTAGGCTATAATGTTACCTGGCTGACTTTTATTTTTCAGTGACGGTTGTGAATAATTGATTGAGTTGACGAATAACAATATGCCAATCTGGATCACAAAATTTGTATATTTTTTTGTTATGGCATATTGTTATGATTGGTTCTTTACTACTACAGTTTTGGTAAACTTCGAAAGAGCATACACATCCTAAACACTGAAATAAAACCAGTTTCTGTTTTACTTCTTCAATCTGCTGATGAGTTGGGCCTGTAATATCGAATCGCACGAGAAATGTTTTCGCAGTTTTGTTTCAATAATTCTAACTGCTCAGTACTAATATTGCACGTTGATTCGAAATCATTAACCTTGAATGTAAGAATATGCCAGTTTTCTTCTAATGGGTGTATTCTTATTTCAAATGTGTTTCTTATTAGGTCTAGGATGTCAATCATTTTATTTTCCATTTAGTTTGTTGTCGCATATATATTTCCCAACTTCACATACTATTTCCCGGCATAAGTAAGTTATGCTTGCGGGATGGGATTTATAAAATGTTATGGTTGGGTGGTAGGGATCGTCGTAGTAATTAAACACTATAGGGTGTTTTTCAATTTCTGGAAAAGAGTCTTTTTTTGAAATCAAGAAAGATAATATTACGTCTTCATAAGGCTTATATTCCTCATTAAGGCATACCTCAAATGTTATGTCATTCCCCTCAGTAATTTGGCTTTCCTGTTTAGCAAAATCTTCTTTTGACATCTCACCTAGTTCAAAAATTATCATTACTCAATGACCATTTTCAATATCTTCAAGCTCTTCTTTCGTGAAGTCATTCATCATACCCATCCTTTAAATGCATTACATTTCGAACAACTTAAAACATAATCCACATCGCTATTTGATGTAGTTCCATCTTGATGTTCACAATAGTTATCAATCATGGATTTTGAAACATCAATAGCTCTTCGATGCATGTCACGCAAAAATGGATTTTCAAATGGGTCATTTGCCCTTAATGAATCCCTGACTAACCGGTTAATTAATATTAGTTCTTCTTTCGTGAAGTCATTCATGATTCAAATCTTCCTGAATTTTCTCGTCTTCTCGAATAACCATCCTGGCAAATGACACCAATGAATCCCATGCAAAACGATGAGACAATTCTTCGAAAACCACTTCATCATTCTCATCTATCACGCATGTTCTGATTTGACCATCTTCTCTATCGGCTACAATGTAATGGCCTTCGCCCATAATGTCGTACAAAGTTAGTTCTTTCATTAGCATCTCCTTGGTTCAATAAAACGAATTATACTCATGTTATTTCACTAGCGCAATAATTTTAATGTAATATTTTATGGTAGGATAGGTTAATTGACATGCACTATAGTTTGTGTATGATATTATTAGTTTTTTAAATTATATAAACAGCTTTATACACAGATTTGGTTGATAAATATGGAAGAAAAAGTGTTTCATCTACTAGAGTGCCAAGAAATAATTGCTGAGATACAATTGTTCATTGACGAGGTGAAGCGTGCCTATCAGATGTGAATTTTGTGGTGGTAAAAAGCAAGTTATGGGAATGGGTGGAATGATGAAAAGTTGTAAGGAGTGCGAAGGCACTGGATGGAAGAAGGAAATTGCTGAAATGGATAAGCGTAGTAAAGAATATCGTGAACTTAAGAAAAACAAAGAGGGTTGATTATGCCCGCCGGAAGACCTACTACTTACACTCCTGAATTAGCTAAATTTGTATGTGATACGATTGCTTCTCATCCTAATGGTTTAAGAAAATTAACTGCTATGTATGAGGAATTCCCTCATCAATCTACTATTTATGCTTGGCTAGCATCTCACGAAGAATTCTCGAAGCAATATTTGGACGCAAGACGCAAGCAAGCCACTGTTTTAGCGGATTCTATGCTAGAAATTACAGATGATTTGCCGGTTTATGAAGACAAGGAAGGTAATGAAAGAATAGATGCAGGGATGTTAGGCAAAGCGAAACTTGAATTTGAGGTAAAAAAATGGCATGCATCAAAGATGGAGCCAAAGATATTTGGTGACAAGCAACAAGTGGAGCAAGTCACTACCGAAAATGACCAGCTCAAGCAAGAGCTTGCTGACTTGCGTGCTAAGTTAGCTGATAAATCTAAGGCGGAATATTGATTGATGTTGAGAAAGAAACATTAGCGGCAGAGCTTAAAGGAAGTCTTCTCTACTTCACTCGTTTTTTTTATCAGCATTTGACTTCAAGAGACTTTATTGTTTCCTCTCCTCCAGGGAGGGAATCCCATCACATTACCGTATGCAAAGCTTTTACTAGACTATTCCGGGAGCAGCAGCAGGCTTATGGTTTAATTATAAATCTTCCTCCTGGCTATGGTAAATCCGTGATGACCTCGATGTGGGTTGCTTGGTGTTATGCACACTATCCTGATTGCAATTTCCTTTACATATCCTATTCGCATGAGCTTGCGGCGGCTCATACTTCATTTATCAAGCAAATAATGACTTCTAAGATGTATCGATATTTATTCGATGTTGAGATTAGTAGTGATACAAGGGCAAAAGACCATTTTATGACAACAGCGGGTGGTTCGGTTGCGGCATTTGGCAGTTCGGGTGCGGTTACTGGACGTAATGCTGGAAGCCCGGGATTAGATCGATTCTCTGGTTGCGTGGTTATTGATGATGCGCATAAACCTAATGAGGTTCATTCTGATTCTGTGCGCGAGTCGGTAATTAGAAATTACAATGAAACCATTATGCAGCGGCCTCGGGACGTGAATGTTCCTATAGTATTTATTGGTCAACGTCTTCATGAACAGGATTTGGCGGCCTACTTGATGAGCGGCAAAGATGTCCGAACGTGGGATAGAGTTATTCTAAAAGGTATCGATGATGCCGGGAATGCCTTGTATCCTGAGGTTCAATCGCTATCTTATCTTCGAGAATTACAGGATAAACAGCCTTTTGTATTTTATTCTCAAATACAGCAAGAACCCATTCCTAGCGGTGGCTCTGTATTTAAGCCGGACTGGTTCGTTACATTGGATTTTGAGCCAAAGATAGTGAAGACATTCATTACCGCCGATACAGCTGAGACTGATAAATCTTACAACGATGCGACTGTATTTAGTTTTTGGGGACTTTACGAAATAGAAGTCTTTGAAAGAAAGACGGGAATTTGGGGGCTTCATTGGATTGATTGTGTTGAAATGCGGGTAGATCCAAAAGATTTAAAAGATGCCTTCTTAGACTTTTGGGCTGACTGCGCTCGTCATAAGCTTCCCCCCTTAATTGCGGCAATCGAGAAGAAATCAACAGGAGTAACCCTTGTATCAGTTTTAAAGAATGAGGTTCGGGGCTTACAGATAAGAGACATAGAAAGGACGAAAGCTTCTGGTAGCAAAACACAACGATTCTTAGAAATTCAACCTTATATTGCAGAGAAGAGAATTTCATTTACAAAAGGGGCTAGACACATTGATACTTGCGTCAATCACATGTCTAAGATTACAGCGAATGACGCCCATCGTCACGACGATATCGCGGACACATGTGCTGATGCTATAAAGATTGCACTTATTGATAAATTGTTACAAACTAATACGGATACACAACCCAAGATTTCACGATCTCTGTTAAACCATGAACAGGGTCTGCTTGATGCTCAAAGGGACGCATATTATGGCAATGGTTTTTGATGACACAGCATCCAATGACACAGAAACATTGGCTCGCTTAAAAGAAAATGTAGCAACTTCTTATTTATATTTCCAAGATAACTATGAAAGATTCCGAAACTTTAGGACTTATGTATTCAAAGAATCAGTTAATGATCAACAGCGCGCCTTTCTGCGAAAACTTGTTCGACCCATCGTGGAGTTTAACATCCTGGAGGCGCCAATTTCTTCATTAATGGGAGAATTTGCCGCACATGAGCCGAGCATATCCGTAACTCCTAGCGACGGCATACCTGTGAACCAGCAAGTTATTGATGCTGTTGAAGGAAGCTTTCGCCAAGGGTTATATGAAGCGAATAAGAACTCCTTTAGTTATGAAGTATATCGAGATTTGCTCTCAGGTGGATTCTCAGTAGGAAAAGTAAGAACCGGCTATACAAACCCAATGAGCTTTAAGCAAAATATATATATCGAGAAAGCATTTGATTCCACGTTGTGTGGGTTTGATCCAATTGCAAGAGCATCTCATAAAGGCGATGGTCAATATTGTTTTGAAATATATCCCATGACAGATAAAGATTTCGAAAGAACTTTTGTCGGCAAGAGCATCGAGAATATTAAGTACAATACTGTTAAGAACAATAAAGACATCGAAGGCTTCAGTTGGTCATATAAAGACATCAAAGACAATAAGATTGTATTGGTAGCCGAGTATTGGGAAAAGAAGAAACAACGCACCAGGATTGTTGAGCTTGCTGATGGCACTGTCATGACGCAGGCGAAATATAAGAAGATGCAGAAGCTTTGGGTGGAAGAGAATATCGTTGAGCAGATTCCTATTATTAAAGGCAAGCCTCGATGGACTATCTTAGAGACGATTTGTCGCTATGTATTCTGTGATAATCAGATTCTGGAATATGAAGAGACCGATTATAGTTATTTGCCATTGGTGTTCATTGATGGTAATTCAATTGTATTGACGAGTGGCAAAGTTAATTCTACTTATCAAATGACGCGTCCCATGATTTATCATGCAAAAGGCACGCAGGATTTGAAGAACTTTGCTGGACAAGCATTGGCCAACTATCTTCAGAATATGGTTCAACATAAGTTCATTATTAAGAAAGAGGCTATTGTTCAAGACCAGGATTCGCTAGAAGCAATTAAGAATATTCAGCGCATGAATAATATTGTTATCAATGCATATAGCGAAAATAATCCTGATAAGCCTATTCCAGAACCTATTCGTGAAGTTGTTCCTGTTCCAGCTCCAGCTGAGATTATGGGAGCCTTCCAGGTTAGCGACCCTACTACTCAAACTATACTAGCTGGGTTCGCTTCCAACCTGGCGAAGAATGATAATGATTTGTCTGGAAAGGCTGTTGTCGAAACATTGAGTGCGGGCCAAACTGCTGCGATGCCTTATGTGGTTGGATATTTGAATGGATTGACTCAGATAGCTAACATTTGGGTTGATTTAATGCCTAAGTATTTGCTTGGCAAACGTACTATTCCTGTTAGAGACAAAGCTGGTCAGCATAATTACGTTGCGATTAATGATGATAAAGGTCTAAAGTTGGATTATGAAGAGCGCGCTCTTAAGGTCAATATTGAGCCTGGTGTTAACTTCAGGATACAGAAGAATCGTGCAGTAGAGCAGATTATTGCTTTGATGAATGCGAGTGAAGAATTGAGTGCATTCTTTAATTCTCCGGGCGGCATGAAGATATTGGCGAAGAATCTTGAGATACATGGAGCCGATAATCTGGAAGAAGCGATTGACGAATTCATGCAGCATCAGCAAGAACAACAGCAACAGCAAATGCAGATGCAACAGCAAATGCAACAGAGCGATCCTGCATTTATTCGTGCACAGGCTGAATTGCAAAAAGTTGCGCTTGAGAAAGACAAAATGGCCTTGCAGGCTCAATTGGATATTGCCAAACAAGCAACAGAAGATAAGATCGCAGATAGCAAAATACTAGAGGCAGAAGCTAAGATATCTCAGGCTCAAGTGGATAGTGCAGTGCGCCTTGAGGAGTCAAATATGTCTATTGAAAGACATGCTCTGGATGCTGCAGCTAAGATTGCGGAAGTTAAGGGTCGTGAGCACGATCAAATGCTGAAGACGCATGAAGCCATGTTAAAAGAGACGCATATGCATCATGAGATGAAGAAAGGAGATAAAGAAGATGAGTAGTCCAAAATACAAAATAACTGAACAACACTTAGACACAAAGGCTGGCATTGCTCGTCTTGAGCGTGATGGATTCAAGCGTGAGCAGATATCGAAAGCGATGTATTCTCATGCCGGAAAGATGAGTGCAGCGGAAGCTCGCAATCTTACAAAGAAGCTTTATGACAGAAGCGGGGAGTGCTAGTCATGAGCAAAGAGAAATGGATCCAAAAAATGCATATGAAAAAAGGCGCCCTGCATGAAAAACTTCATGTGCCTGAAGGAAAGAAAATTCCTGAAAAGAAATTAGATAAGGCAGCTAAATCTTCCAATCCAACTACGCGAAAACAAGTGGCGTTGGCCAGAACTCTTTCGAAACTTAAAAAATAGGAGATGTCATGAAAGACATGAAAAAGAAAGAAGTCAAGAAAGAAAAGAAAATGGTTCATAAAGATGCTAAACAAGATATGGCTATGATAAAGTCGAAGGTAAAGGGTAAATGCTTGAAATAAAGGGACGAGACTATGCCATTGAAACCTGGAAAGAAAAATATCGGCACTAATATTAAGGAACTTGAGTCCACTGGACGAAAACCTAAACAGGCGATAGCTATTGCGTTAGATGTTACGCGAAAATCTGGCGTTAAGATTCCCAAAAAGAAGAAATAAGTTATTCCCGGTTAGCTCAGTTGGTAGATTAGCGTGCGACTGTTAATCGCAAGGTCGGAGGTTCGAGCCCTTCACCGGGAGCACCCAAAGGATTAAAATGATCATTCAATTAAATCCTCCTATTCCGCTGAACACACCCAAAGGTTCTGCTCAAGCGATGTTCTTAATCGATTATTCACCAGAACATAATCTAATATGGGTATGTTTCTTGGATAGCAACGGGGAATGCTGGAGCTTTGAAAACCCTGAAATAAGGGCGTGCAAAAATATAACTTTGGGTAGAACACTTGACACGGTTGTTACAAAGTCTAATAATTAGTTTAATTACGTTGCCACACGATAAAATGGCCGAATCTTTGCGCGACATGCATTGTTATTAACGGTGACACCGAGAAAAGTCGAGAAGGTGATAGATGACTGAAGAATTAGAGATTGTTGAGCAGGCAAGTAATCCTGAGCAAATAACTAAAGGTGAACCCGATAATGACATGTTGTCAAAAGCAACCGTGTCAAAGATTATTGAAAGGGAGCGCCAAAAGGCGTTTGAAAAAGGAAAACAAGAGGCTCTCATGGAACAACAGCAAAATCAGCAACCAATGCAGCCAGAGGCTGCTGCTTCCGAACAACCACCAATTGCTCAGCCGATACAAAGGCAGAATCAAGGATTGGGAGGAATGGCTCCGCAGATGAGTCAAGAGCAAATTGAACAGTTGATTATGCAGAAAGCTCCAGAGGCTTTGATGCATCAAGTGAATGAACTGAAACAAAAAAGTATGGTAGAAAGCTTCGTTCAGAAAATGCAGACAGCTGAGCAACAATATCCTGGGTTAGAAGAGAAACTTAATAAGTTAAATTTTCAAGATCCTGCAATGCATTCGTTAATCGAGATGACCAATAATCTTGAGAATACGGGTGACGTAATGAATGAATTGATTAGCAATCCGCAAAAGATGATTCAAGTCTTATCCGGAATACGCGACCAACCATTTCTGGGTCAAGAAACATTGCGCTCATTGAGTAACTCAATAAAACAGAATCAACAGGCTGCGGCAGAAAACGCGCAGGCTCGAGAACCTTCAGAACAACTTAAACCTTCTGTAAGTGCAGGAATGGCGGATAGAGATGCCTTGTCTGTACGTGACTTGCAGAAGATGTTAAGCAAACGCAGATAACGTACTAGTCATTGCATAGCTATCTCGATTTATACTACTCTCGAGGATTAATGCAATGGCAACTCCAAATAATACCCTACAAACCGTACAACTATACATCAAAACTGAAATAGCATATTTGTACAACGAGTTTTGGGGAATCGCAAATGCTAATAAATCATTAGAAGAATTCAACGACCGTCCAGGAAACTTAGGTGACAGTATCACATTTGATACATCACCACGATTCAAAAGCTTCGCTGGTCTTGTTATTACTCAACAACCTTCTGTTCAGCGCGTACAAACATTGATTTGCTCGCAAGCAACCAACGTATCCATGGGTTACACAGATGAGCAATATATATTTAACGTTCGCGATTATATGCGTGAATTTGGTAATTCAGCTGCGGCTCAGTTAGGCTCTACTACTGAATCAGACATTCTGTTAAACATTGTATCTGGCGTTGTTGGTAACAATCCTAATAGCACTCAATTCGGATTGCCTCAAGTTAACTCTGGCCCTTATCGCTTCTATGGAGATGGCGTTACGCCAATTAACTCTTACGGACAATTGGCACAAGGATGGGCAAACTTTGTCGCTTACGGTGCCGCTAAACATAAGCGTCGTGCGGTTGTTCCAACTAACCTGGTGCCACCAATTATCAATAGCGGTTTAAACCAATTCTCTCCTGCACGAAACGATGAAATTGCCGTTTCTTGGGAATTAGGACGTTTCGCTGGTATGGATGTTGATTGGTCTGTTTCTAACTTATTACCTGTTCATGTGTCTGGAACAATTGGTGATACAGCCGCTCCGAACAATGTGATGACTGTTGTTTCTACGAACGATCCAACAGGCAATAACGTTACTCAAATCACTTTCACTGAGCCAACAGGTGGTACTGATGCGAATGCGATTAAAGCTGGTGACTTATTCCAGTTTAATGATGGCGTAAGTGGCAAGCCTAATATGCGCTTCCTGACTTTCATTGGACAGCACGTTACAAGCCTTCCTGTTCAGTTCAGAGCAATCGCCGATGCTGCAACTGTAGCTGGCACAGTGACTGTTAGTATTCAAACGATTAACAGCGTGGGCCTTGTATCTGCTGCAAATCAAAATCAAAATATTAACCATGCTATTCAAGCTGGGATGCAAGTTACTCCACTACCTTCTCACCAAGCAGGTTGGATGGATGCGGGTGATGCGTTCTATCTTGCTATGCCAAAACTGCCAAACCAATCTCCATTCGAAACTGTTTACTACCGTGATGCAGAGTCAGGTGCTGGTATTAGACATTATTGGGGAACTCAATTCGGGCAGGATAATCGCGCGTACGTCCGTGATATTGTGTGGGGAAGCACATTAGTTGCAGAAGACAGTATGCGACTAATTTTCCCATTGTAAGGTACAAAATTAGATGATATAACCTTCTTGGTTTTATTAACAAGGGGGTTATATGTCGAGTTTGATTTGTGGTTGCGGTAAAGAAAAAATTTCTACTCAGAAAAAGATTTGTGAGGATTGTCGGAAAGAAAAGAAGAAAGAAAAAAGCCGACTTGATCAACAAAAATTTAGAGAGAAGCATGGATCTAAAGTCAAAAGAGGGATTTATTGTAGTCGTTGTAAAGGCATAAAAGAACATCAGGAAAGAGGTTATTGCTTGGCTTGTGAACGAGAAAGGTATCTGGAAAAGTCAAAACCAGATTGCGCTACTTGTGGCAAACCTAAAGAAAATGTCCGAGATGCTTATTGTCACAACTGCAAGAATGAACGAAATAGACTGAAGAGCATTGCCGAAGGGAGAAGATACAAAAACCCTGATGGAAGGAAAAAGACTTGCTCTAACTGTGGAAGGCAAAAGGAGGAGGCTTTTATAAATGAAAGCTACTGCGCTGGATGTAAATATCTTAAAAGGAAAGTGCATAGACCTCTAAAAAATGATGAACAGAAATTTAAAGAAGCCGTACGCAAATTAACTTGGAAAAAAATTAATGAAGGTGTTTTAGTAAGGTTGCCTTGTGAGGTGTGCAAGACGACAGAAAATGTAGAAGCTCACCATGATGACTATTACCAGCCATTGGAAGTAAGATGGTTATGTCGTAAGCATCACCAAGAGCATCACAAAAACAACGCTAACTTAGAGGACTAAAAACATGGCAACATACAGAAAATTCCCATACGGTAGTTTCCTTCCTTACT